TAGGCGCGGGGTAGTAACCACACCGACGAATCCGCCCGTGATAATTCCGTATGATGTTCCTGCTGTAATAGCCGAACCTGATGCAGCTCCCATGAAGCTGCCGGGGGCGCTCCAGAGTTTGACGCTGCCGTAGTTTGCATCGGCTACGTCCTCTTGGGTGACGCCGATGCCCTTGGTGTTATCCGCTGCTGCGGTGATGGTTCCGTCCGCCTGAACGGTCACGATCCGGTATGCGGAGATCGCGCCCGAAGCGAGGAAGGACTTGAATCCGTTTTCGTTTTGACTGGCCATAATTTTGGTTGGTTCGTTGGTTGGTGATTATTATGCGGTTTTCACATTGCGGGATGCTTCCCACGCCTTGTATGCGTCGGGATGCTTGGCCTTGTTGGTTAGGATGTGACCCTCAGCCTTGATGCGGTCGCCGCTGAATTCCTTCTCGGCAATTTCAGCAACGTGTTCGCTGTAGGTCTTAATCTTGGCGGGGGCGGATGCGGGGACTCCTGGCTTGCCGAGCTTGGTAAGTCCGAGTTTTGCGGACATGGCCTTGATGGCGATTTCCGCGCCGCGCTGTGCAGCAAGCTCGATCTTCTTGTCGTCCTCGTCATTGTCGGAGCTGAGTTCGGATTTCTCCTCTTCCTCGCTGCCGTCTTCCAATTCGGATTTTTCTTCGTCCTTGGCCTCTTCCTCGGGTGGCGACTCAAGAGCCGTCAAGCGGGTGCTAAATTCCTCGAATTTGGACATGAGATCCGCGAGGGTTGGTTCTGTTTGTTCTTCGTCTTCCATATTGGTTATGTTGGTTTCTGTTTCGGTTTCTTCCTCAGCCTTCGCGGAGAAGAGAGAGCTATTTGCTGCTGGGTCATCCACCAGTGCGGCGGCAAGGACTCCATCGCAGCGGGACATGCAAACGGTTCCACGGGGCTTATCTTCGCCCGTGAACTCCATGCTGATCCCCATGTGTTCCGGGTTCTGATCCGCTATCTCAAGGATGCGCCCCCGGTTGCTTTCGGATTCATAAATATGCACATCGGCAAGCACCTTGTCGGCTTGCAGCGCGAAGTTATCCGCCCAGCCGATCACCTCGAAAACGCCGCTGCCGTGGTTGGCCTTCAGCTTGATCTTGCCGAGCTTTTTGCACTCCTTGAAAAGCTGCTCAAGTGTCACCTCATCAATGATTACCTGACGGCCTTTCTTGTCGAAATGACCCTTCGCATCGCCCATTTTCATCAGCGAGACGGAACGGATGATGCCGTTGTCCTTGTCGATCCGTGGGGATTCCAGTGCGGTGTAGAGCTTCATGGGTAGTATTGTTTCTGGATGTCTGCCGGAAGTTTGCTTTTCTGGAACTTGCCGCTCTCCACGATGTCGTAAGCGATGGCGTATGCCTCCTGCTCGGGTTTGCCGGATTGCAATAGCGCCTGGGTGAGTGCGTGGCGGTCATCGCGCTTCCTTGCCTTAACTGCCTTTGCTTCCGGGGTTGGCTTGTCGGATGATGGCTTCTTGTCATCACGCCGCTCCCTGCGTCCCTTGAGTTGGTCTAGTGCCACCTTGTGTTCCGTGAGGTAGGAGTTTGCCTTGTCGAGTTCCACGCGCAGGCGTTGGAGTGCTTCCGGGTTGCTTCCGTCCGCAAGATCCGTGATGGATTCCTTGATATCGGAAACCCAATCCTCTCCGAACTCCACCGCGCTTGTCTCCTTGTCGATGCGGGCATTGATTGAGGAATCGGCTTCGCGGTAGTTCTTGCGGGCGGAAAACTCCTTGGGTGCTTCGTCGGTGGTTGTGGATTCCGTGACACTCTCGCTGGTGGAGAGCGGTTTCGATGGTCCACTGCCGAAGATGTCCTCGACGGGGATTCCTGATTTCTCGGAAGAGACTTTCTTGATCTGCGCCCAACGTGTCATGGATGCGGCCACATCCTCCGGGTCTTGGCTGTTCTCGATCCAATGCTGCATCGGGTCAAGCAGACCGTGTTCGTAAAGGTTGACCGCTGCGGATGCTTCCTTGCCGAGATCCGGCTGCGGGTGCCTGCGGTATCCCCATCGCCCCTTGTGGATCACGCGCAGGGTGGAGGCGGGGAAAATGCCCTTGGCGATTGCGTCGTAAAGGAAGGCGTTCTTGATGCGGTTCGCGTGTGGGGTGAGAACCTTCTGGAATCGTTCAAAGGTCGCCTTCGCCATCTCACTTTCAAGGCGGCTGGACACGCCACCAAGTGCCGATGCGTCAAGGGCGAAAGAGTAGGGGAGATCGTAGGACATCGCCACGAACTTAAGAAGCTGGGTCATCAACCATTGCTCCTCACTCGATGGGGAAGTGGTGGATGGGAACTTGATATCCGTTCCAGCCGCAAGGTGGTTGATCTGCCCAAACTCGATGTCCTGCTGAAGTGCGGATTGCCCGCCCGGCGTGAGGTTGGTCGAGTAGGCATCGAAAGCCCCGCTCCCCGTCATCGCTCCGTTGGAGTTGGTGAAGACGGTTATGGCGCTGGCGAGCTTTGCCTTGCCCTTCACGAAATCAATCATCTCGTAAAGGTCGCGCAGGTTCTGGATGGCCGTAGCAAGGATGGAAACGCCCCGGTATTGGTCAATCCGCATCGGGTCGGTCAGATGGACGAAATCCGCAGCAGGAACATCAATAGGGTTGTCGTAGGTGTTCGTGGTCATCGACCGATGAAACACACGGAAGGAATCAACCTGCCCATGCTCCCCGATGTTCAGTCCGGAAACGTAGTCATTGGAAACGACGTTCTGATAGATGCCGCCGATCCTGTCCGGCTCGATGGCCTGGATCTTGAGAGGGAGCTGTAATGCGTCTTCCTCGCTGATTCCCTCGTATGAGCCCGGCCTTTGGAAAGCCCAGCCGTAATCCCCGCCCCGGTTGCAGCCCATCACGCCGAACTCAAGCATCTGGAAGAATCCGTAGCGCCCGGTGATATCGCAGCTAGGGAAAACCTCTTCCTCAAGGTATTCCTCAATTTCCTTGTCGAGCTTCTGATCCCCGGTCTGCGCGTGGTAACTCTGCGGGGTGACATACATCGCAAACTTGCGATTGAGCATCTTCGCAGGAGCAAAGTTCCTCTCCATGTCCTCAGCCTCCCGCATGAGTTGCAGGCGGTCGCGCTGCACATCGAAGGAGTTTGGCGACATGTTCTGCGGTGCCTGCCCGCGCTTATGGTCGGACTTCGCGCCGTCATAACGGAATTCGTGAATCACGCGCTTTGCCGCAAGCCGTTTCAGCCCACGCTCCGGTGAGATTGCGCAAAGCATGTTATCGAAAACCCCGGCCTTGAAATCAGGTGTCATCGTGATCCCCTCCCGACGCTAGGGTTGAAGTTGGCGCGGGTATTGTGTGAGCGTGTCCCGGTGAGAAGCCCAAGCGCATAGACGGCCTCCTGCAATGTTGCGGATGCGCTTTCCAACGAAGGGAAGGAAAAGGATCGTCCGGCGATTGTGTAGGAAATGCCGCGCACGGTTCCTGCGATGATCGCAGCCTTGCACGCATCCCGGATCTCGATCAGGTCGGCGGACTCAAGTCCCACAAGAGTTTGCTTGATAGCCATCAGATGCGCCCTCCCTTAACGCAAGGATCACCCCCCGCCACCGCTTCAAACGGCGGCAGGGGCTTATCTTCCAATCCTTCTTTCAGTATGTTTCGCAACATTCCTGGGGAAACCTTAGTAAATCACCCAACAAAGTCAACATTTAATTTACAAGCCCTTACTTTTAAGGTAAGAGGGGACATGTCCCAGACCGCATTCACGACCGTTTCCACGAATAGGCTTGCTGCGCAGCCTGCATCATCCTCCCTGATTTACGTTAGATCGACCAGCGGAGCGGATACTGGAACGCTTACCATTTACGGCGATGTATCCGCAACGCCGGACACGGACGCAATCGCGCTTGCTGGTCAGGTTGAGGTTTCATCCGTGGAGATTTTCGACTCGATTAGCCAAGCGATCCTTAGCACGGCACAAGCCGGAACGGTTACGGCATACGCACCCGGAACGGCAGCGAGCGGGGATATTCGCACGGACGTAAACCCGACCGATGGCGACACCCTTGCGCTTGGCGGGATCACCTATCGCTTCAAATCCACGATGGCTGCGATCAATGATGTTCAGCTCGGCGCATCCGCAACAGATACGACACTGGCGCTCAAGAAAGCCATCAACCTGGACGGCATCGCCGGAACCGATTACTTCACCGGAACGGCAGCAAACCCGATCTATTCCGCCACGGTTGCCACTACGGTTATCACCCTTACCGACCGCATCCCCTGCTTGCGGCAGGTCGCGCAGACCATCACGGAATCCGCATCAAACTTTGCCATTCGGACTCCAATCGGTGGCGTTGACGGCACGCTTCTTTTCACCTTTGCAGTCGGCGCAACCTCTGCTGCCGATGTCCTAACGTTCTCCACGGAAGATCACCTAACCGCAACCCTCCCGGCGCTCATGCTCGGAACGTCCAACCCCGTCAATACACAGGGGCGGCAGGCGATGCTCCGTCTTTGGTCTGACAACGCGATCAGCTACAAGGTGCAATCCAGCACGGATCAAACGAACTGGACGGATACAAGCGAGGGGACTGTTGCCCTTTCCGCATCAACACTCACGAACGTAGTCCTTGCGGAGTTGCATGAGTTTGTCCGGTTTGTAGTCACCACCAACGCGAACACGGACGATACGATTCTGGATGCGCGGGTGATTTACTGATCTACCTTCGCTGTCGGGTCATACCCCAGATCAAAAAGAGCCAGACTCAGTTCCTGTATCCGCTCAAACGCCGCGTTGTTCTCGCGTTTCAGATCGGTGATTTCCAGGTCTTGTGCGGAGCGGGTGGGGTAGTTCTCCACCCTTGTGCCCCACATGAATTCAAGCTCGGATAACTCCCCCTCGGATCGGTGGATAAGATGATTCATATTCTCCCAATATCCGGGGTTTCGTGGTTTTAGCTCTTGGTTCATTCGTTCTCTTTTTTGGGTTCCGCTTCATTACCATCATCCCCGCCCGCTGTCCATAAGATAGGCTGGATTCTTGCGTCCATGATCGCAGCAACCAAGCACATCTGATCGCAGTCCGTAAGGTGGTTCGCCTTCGATGGCGGGAAATACCACTCCCATGTCTTCTTGCCCGTTGCCTTGACCGTAACCTGCCGCTTGAACTCGACATTGATCTGCGCCTTGTAGTCGGCGCACACATCGGCGGGAACGCTCCATTTGTAGGTGGTAAGCCCATCCTTCAGGCGGTGCCACATGTCCTTGATTGGACGGCCACACCAGAAAAAGTATCGCGCCTGCCGTTGCTGCCCTCCGGTGCCAATCCCAACATGCCCAACCTGCGGGCGGGAGAAGGGGAGATGGCGGGTGATCTGCGTCGGCCCATTCGGTGTCATTACCTGTGAGTGGTGAGGGAATGATGTCTTTTTGCCGGGGTCGCCCCATATCCCTTGCCATCCATACTTGATGCAAACCGCGTGGACGTTCGGAGTATCCCACGCGCAGTCAACCAGCACGCGGGCTGGTTCAACACCTAGCTCCTTGCGCTTTTCCTCTACTTCCTCCCATGTGGTGATTTTCCCCGCGTCGATCAGGCGGCACTCGTATTCACCGAACGAACGGCAGACGAACCACCTGTGCGCGGATTCGCCCTTGGATGCTTTCCCGGCCTGGTTATCCACGCACATGAAGCGGGTAATCTCATGTTCGTGCGGCTCTCCTGTCAGGTAATCGCCCTTGGATCGCTCAAACGCCGCGTCCCCATCCGTGTCGCTGGGTGCCTCGTCCCACGCCATCGCCCGGCGCTTCTGCATGTAGTCCTTGAAAGGCTCGATTGCCCCGCGCCGGTATGCCTGCACGGCCTGCATCTTTTCCATGAGAAGCTGGGAAAGGGGGAAGTAATGAACCCCGACCGCCTCCATGTGGAAGCTGCGGTGATCGGATGCCGCGTTGTGGTTGGTGGCTACATACGTGCCTTTCTGGGATTGCTCCTTTCGGAATGCGTTATCTGTCGGCCAATCCTCCCCGCACTTTTCGCAGTTGTAACGGACGGTAGGGAGTATCTTTGACCAGTTGTAGCCGCCGTCCTCGCCCTTGGTTTCATCGTCAATCTGGGCAAGCAGCCTGTCCCGGCTATCCGTCATTGGCTGATACGTATCACAATGGGGACACGGCACTTGCCATTCCTCACATGTCCCGGCAAGAAACGATTCGTCGGATTCGTCGCCAAGCACGGAGCCTGTCGAGAGGGTAACGATCTTCGGATCTTTCACGCCCTCAACCCGCTTCTCAAATGCGGACATCATGCCAGGGTCGTAGCAATGCGGTTCCTCCATGACTAGGATCTTGACCCGCTTAGATTGCGCCTTCGATGGTTTCGCCGCGATGCAGTAAAACGAAAAGCCGGGAAACGCGATCTTTTGCCGACGTATCTTGTCCGCCTTCTCCGGTAGTCGTCGGGACAGGAAATCGTTCGCCTCGATCATCGGCATGATCCGGTCTTCCACCGCATCCTTGGCATCATCGTCCGTTTGCCAGACGTAGTAGAAAAGCCCGTGGGATTCCACGATGGCATGGGCAACCATGATTTCCCCAATCAGGGACTTGGCGGCTCCGGCTGGCATCCGAACGTCAACGCGCTTTGTCTGCTTCGCTGAAATCGCCCGCATTGGCTCAATCAGCCACGGGGACTCATTGGCGATGTAAATCGGATACCGGACGGAATACGGGATTTTCAATTTCCCATCCGCCCATGATACCATGTCGCCATCGTGGGGGATCACGAAGCAGTCGGACAGGTAGGGGCGGGCTAATTGGGAAGATGTCATTGGAGATGGCGGGGAATCGGATTCTGGTATTGATCCGGGCAAGTGAACCTTGAATTGGCTGGCTGCATGTTTGGCGTCACCTTGAGCTTCTGCCGAATTTGGGATGATCGACTGTTCTGGATGGAGATAGAGACAGCGAAGAGGGATCGGCTTCTTCTCTCGTCAACGCGCCGGAGTAGGTCAAATGCAGCTTGGGTTAGCTTGGGTCGGTTCATGGCTTATTCCTCAAGTATGTCCCCGATCCGGGTTTTGCACCTTTCCACGAAGACGCGGTAATGGTCTTTCTCCATCAGGTTCTTGGCCTCCTCCTGCACGATGGATGCAGCCCGCCCCCATTCGGATTTAGCTTCGGATAGGGGTATGGTCTCCCGCTCCTCCCGTGCGATCTTCGCACGAAGCAGTTTTACCTCCGCCTCGGTTTTCTGGCGTTTAAGTTCGGCGGCATCGGTGAGGGCTTCCCCCTTCCCTGCTGTGTCCGGGTTTTTTTCCAGCCAGGATACAAGCGCGTCCCGGTGGATTCGATGCTCCACGAATGCCGGACATCCCGCCGCCTTGGCAATAACCATGGTTGATTTTGAAATACCCCACAAGGATTCCGCCTGCTTCATGGACTGTGCGACGTTCGGTATCTGCTGGGATTTTTCTTTGTCTGGTTTACTTTTCATGTTTGCTTACTATTGCGAATCGGTTGCGTTTTCAAGTTCATTTTTTTTTGAACACGGACATGAGACACCGGAACCAAACC